CCTAAAGACACCCACCCAGTCTCCCAAAGACACCCCCCCAGTCTCCCAAAGACACCCACAAAAGAAACTAATACAAAAGAAAACATACAAAAGAAACAGCAACAGCAAACTGCTGCTGCTTCTTCAAAATTTGAACCTCTTAAGAAAAACCAGCAGCAAGCATACAATCAGCAGTCGTACGATAAAAACGTACAGTTGAAAATCTATGGCAATCTCAAAGACATTGACATTCCTGAAGCCGACAAGATAGAGATCACCAGCCGATACAATGAGCTTATCGTTAAAAACGCAGTGGATTGGGCTACACACCCAGAAACCAAACTATCCAAAGGATTAGCCCCTGCGATCAAATGGGCCTGCCAGAATCAACCAGAAGTGCCAAAAAATAAGATGGATGCAGTAGATGAGAATAAAGCTTACGCAAAAAAGTATGATGGTATGAGAAATGGCAATCAAACAGTGAATGTGCTAAGTGCTATTGTAGAAATTGACTATGGTACCCCATACAAACCACCTTTTACGCTTGAATACACAGCTAAAGCATTTAAAGAACAGCTAGACAGTGCGCTAAGGAAAGCTAACATTAGGCCCTCATAATGCCAAAGATTGTCTGGGAACTTCCGCTTAAGACCACAGATGAAACTAATAGCTATGAGCATCATGCGGTAAAAAAGAAAAGGCACAGACAGCAGCAGTTTTTTGTTAGACAGCTATTCATGCATGAAGCGCAGGAGATTACTTTTCCCTGTATTGTGAAATTTATTCGCCTTTCCTCAAGATTTATGGATGAAGAGGATAATTTGCGGATAGCATTCAAGTGGATAAAAGATGAGGTTGGTGCTTGTTTGTTCCCTAACAAAGCAGTAGTTTATGTGACTCGTACTGGAAAAGTTCGAGAAAACAAAGGTCATGCTGATGGTGATAAGCGTGTTAAGTGGGAGTATGGTCAGGAAAAAAGTAAGATTCAAGGGATCAGGATTGAGATTTCTTCCGAAACTTCCTATGAGCTTTCCGATATTCACCATGAAAAAAAAGGATAGCTTCATTCGGGTTATCACAAGCAAACTGTGTTATTAGACCATCATGCTCCTTGAGCTTTTCGTATACTAAAGAGAGTATCTTCTTGTCCAAACGACCAGTCGGTTTTTTCATTTTTCAATTCCTTCAACGCACCTTTAAGATTTTCGTTTTCCATCTTAAGTTCAAGGTAAAGCTTTTGCATTTCGCTAACCTGTGAAAAAAGCTTCCTTCTAACTTTACCCATGCTTTCTTCCATGGCATTAATTTGTTTTTGCATGAGATTTAGTTTTACTTCTGACTCCGATTCATCTTTTACGTTGAATTCTAGCTGTATTGCATTCATCCGATACCTCTTTTCGGAACAGAGTGAATAGCAATTTGAAAAAAATCAACTAAATAAAAATCTATACATGTTATACAAGTAATTATTTTACAAGGAGAAACCCGATGATTAACTGGAAGCTTGAATCGATTCCGATCAAGGAATTGAAGGACCACCCGAAAAACCCGAGACAGATAAACAAAGAGCAGCTGAAACATTTAGAGAACTTGATTAGGAAATTCGGACTAATTGACAAACCTATAATTAATCTTGATAAAACGATCATTGGCGGCCATCAGAGGATCAAAATCCTAAAAAAGATGCGCACCAAAACAGTCGAATGTTGGGTGCCTGACCAGCAGCTAACCGATGAGAACATAGACCACCTATGCATCGGGCTTAATCTCAATCAAGGGCAATTCGACTATGATATTTTAGCTAACCAGTGGGAGCCGCTTGACTTACTTAAGTGGGGATTTACAGAAGAGCAACTGCTAGGTTCATGTAAAGAGGCCGAAGAGATAGCTTCTAGCTTAGACGGTGAAGACGAAGACGAAATCGCAGCAGGAAAAGAAGAAGATGCAATAACAAAACTAGGAGACTTATATGAACTTGGGGATCATTTACTTATTTGTGGGGACAGCAGCAGTCCTGATTATGTTGACCGTGTATTGGATGGCAAAGAAGTTGTCCTCATGGTCACCGACCCCCCCTATGGAGTCAACTACGACCCCACCTGGAGAAACAACATCAAGTCAGAAGGTAAATTCAGATCAGCAACAAAAATGAACGGAAAGGTTTTAAATGACGACCAGGCAGACTGGCGCATAACCTATTCCCTATTTAAAGGATCGATAGCATATGTGTGGCACGGAGGTAAGCATTCGGGAACAGTGGCGAAGAACCTGGAGGATTGTGACTTTGAGATTGTTTCTCAAATTATATGGAATAAGCAAAATTTTTCGTTCGGACGAGGAGATTACCACTGGAAGCACGAGCCTTGCTATTATGCCGTTAGAAAAGGTCATAAGCACAACTGGCAGGGAGATAGAAAGCAATGTACAGTATGGGATATCTCAAACTTAAACCTTGTCGGCCGTAAAAAGGAAGACGATCAGGATGATAAAGTCGAGGGGCACGGCACTCAAAAACCCTTAGAGTGTATGGGAAAACCTATTCAGAATCACACCGAGAAGGGTGATTGGGTTTATGACCCTTTCTTGGGATCTGGAACGACTTTGATCGCAGCAGAACGCCTAGGCCGAAAATGTATAGGTATAGAATTATCGCCAGCATATTGCGACGTTATCGTAAAGCGGTATATAAATTATATCTCTAAAAAAGGTATGAATGCCTTTATCAAGAAGAACGATGAAATAATTTCACACGCAGACTTCTTATAATGGTGTGCATACCCAGGTTATCTGACAAGTGCCAATCTGTCTATTGGAGCGACAGCTATGGCTCCTTCCATATGTGCCAACCAGAAAAGGATGGGGCAAACAATGCGGTTTCAAAGATTTAGCAAGTTAGGCGATGGATAATCCAACCGAGTGCGAGGTTTTCAAAAAACCCCATGACTTTAGTAAGCAATGTTTCGGGTGGTGTCGAACTTGTGATAAGAAGTCTATGTGTGAAGAGTGTTTCTATACCCATCCTTGCCTTCCTGGAAAATCTAGGCAACTATGCATTGTTACTAATCCAGCTTGGATTTGCAATCTTGTAAAATCTATGTCACAATAGAGTACTCCCCTGTGATACATGACATTAAAAAAATTACTTTGTTATATTCAACTTTGATTATATAATACTTGACATAATGTAAGGATAAGTCTTATACTTCAGCCTATCAAATAGGGGACAAAGATGGAAAAACAACAGCAAATGGCAGTTGAAAACTTTTTGAATTCATTGAATATGGAAATGCCAATGATTAATCATTTCAGAAATGCAATGCGGGATGCCATCCTTTATGAGTGGGGTTCATCAGTTGTTGTTGCCATCATGTCTGGTATTGAAGACGCTTACAAATCAAAGGAGCAATAACATGGACTGGATACAATTTATTATTTTCATAGGTTCAACGGTCGGTCTATTTTTTTGGAATAGATCAGAATTTCGCTCGGACATGAGACATATCCTAACACTTCTTGATAGCATTCAAAAGGAAATGAAAGATTTTCATGGAAGGCTGGAAAGACAAGATGCAGATTTTAAGGCTCATGTCATGTATTTTCATTAAGCAAGGAATAAGAAATGAACGAAGAAGAAATTAAATTAAATATTCAAGAAATACTCAAACGTCCTTTGATTGATAAAATTAAACACATGCACAAAGAGATTTTAGGAAATATAGAATGTATTTTTAAAGAGTCGGAAAACTGTAATCATCCTATTGAACATGCTAGATACAATGGTCAAGTATACGCTTTTACTTTGTGTAGAGGTATGGTTGAAGCAATACTTCGCCTGGAAGATAGACGATGCGGTTGCGGTTCATTGGTTGATGAAGAAGAAAAAGACAGCAGCAGCAGATGCATGGATTGTAAAAGGAAGATATTGGGATGAGCAAAGGAAAGCGGATAGGTTATATCAGAGTAAGCACAATTGATCAAAATCCTGATAGACAACTTGAAGGGATTGAGTTAGACAAAAAGTTTATAGATCATGCTTCTGCTAAGTCTACCGATCGCCCTCAACTTAAAAACATGCTGGAATTTGTTCGAGAAGATGATACTGTAATAATTCATAGCATGGATAGACTAGCAAGAAACTTATTTGATTTAAGAAATCTGGTTGATTCTCTTGTAAAACAAAAAATTCAAGTCCATTTTATTAAAGAAAATCTTGTATTCAATGGTTCTGATTGTGCGATGTCTAACCTTCTTTTGTCACTCATGGGAGCTTTTGCAGAGTTTGAATATGCCTTTATCAAAGAAAGACAAAGAGAGGGGATTGCCGTAGCCAAAAAGCAAGGAAAGTTCAAAGGTTCTAAATTTAAACTCGACGATGAAAAAATAGAATTACTAAAAAAACGCATGAAATCCAGGGATAGCAAAAGTCAAATTGCAGAAGAATTTGGAATTTCTAGATTTACTTTATATAGATATTTAGAAAAAATACAAAATTCTCAAACCCTGGTGGAAACATGAGTGACAATATAGGCCTAGTCTATACTGGAAAGGTAATTTCCATAGATTTAATTGAAGGCGCAGATTTCATTGCTTGCGCAACAGTTGTTTGCGGCAAAGGTGGAAAATGGAAAGGGGTGGTCCGACGAGCAGAATGTGATATAGGTCTTCTTGTTACGGTTTATCTTCCTGATGCTTTGATTACTGAAAATCATGCTAAACTCTATGGCATGGACTTTATGAAGTCTTCCAATTATCGAGTTAAAATGCGTCGATTTAAAGGAGCACCAAGCGAAGTAGTTATCATGCCACTTCAGATAGCAGGTGGCGATATTGGTTTTGATTGCACCGACATGCTGGGCGTGACAAAATATCACAAACCAGTACCTGCTAACCTTCAAGGAAAAGCCAAAGGAGAATTTCCTGGATTTATTCCAAAGACCGACGAACCCAACTACCAGAATCAAGAAGGACAAGATTACTTGCAAAGGCTGCATGGCAACGCTTATTATATTACAGAAAAAGCGGACGGCAGCAGCACAACAGGATTCAAATACAAGGGTCAATTTGGAATATGCAGTAGAAACTGGGAACTGGAAGTTGATGAAAATAATGGCTATTGGCAAGTAGCCAGAAAATACCAGTTAGAAGAGAAACTTCCTGAGGGCTACGCCATTCAATGGGAAACCTGCGGTCCTAAAATCCAATCCAATCCTATGGGCCTCAAAGAGATCGACGGGTACGCTTTTTCAGGATACAAAATTGATGAAAAACGCTATCTCACAATGCAGGAATTCTTGCATTTGTGCTCTGAATTAAATTTTCCAACATGCAAATGGCTAGATTCTGGTGCTAGTTTCGATAAAACTACTGTAGAAAAATTGGGCGAAGGAACTTATGACAATGGAAAACAAAGAGAGGGTGTGGTTGTTAGATCTCAAGAAAATACACTAGGACACAAACCAATTAGTTTTAAAGTGATCAACCTAAACTACGAAAAGTAAATGACTGAAAGAATTTATCCAACAATGCAAAAAGAAGAACATCATTTCTCTTCAGACAATAAAATAAAGTGGTGGGGATATGGCGAATGGGTTGAAGAGCCCGATGAAATTGAATTTACTTACCGACAATTAAATTGTCGTATAAGAAGAGCAGCAGCAAAAGAACCACACACCAATGAATTACATATATTTGGTGGACATTTGTGTGGATATGTATGTATTCCTATCAATCATCCATATCATCACAAAAAATATGAAGATATGGATATTATTTGTCATTATGGATTAACTTTTGGGCAAGTAGAAGTTGCACATTGGATAGGTTTCGATTGTGGTCATTCATCCGATCTTATTCCTTCAATGCAACATTTAAGAAATACAAATCCCTCTATGAGGGAAATCAGCGAAATGATGGCAATTCCTGAAGGGTTTGAAAATTCTCCTCTTTTTCATCCAACCTATAAAAATGTAACCTATTGCATTGGCGAATGTATGGATATTGTTGATCAGCTTATTGATTTAGCTAAAGTTGGAAAATCATGAGTTGTTTCGACTGTAAAAAGATGCATCATAAATGCAAGGCAGATTGCTGTGGTATCGTTCCAATTCCTAAGTCTATTTACTTTTCCAATAGAGAAAAAATAGTGAATATTCCCCATGAGGTCATTGATGCTGATGATGCTGTTATTCCTCTTACTCAGAATGCTACCTGCGTGTTTCTTAATGGCGATCTTTCTTGCAATATTTATGAAGATCGCCCCGATGTGTGCCGAAAGTTCGGAGATGAGTCACACCCTATGCTTTTTTGTCCCATGCTAGACAAAAATGGTAAGGAACGATGCCGACAAAACAGAAGGCAAGTAGAAAGACAAACCAGCAGCTACATGTCAAAACTTGGGATTTTACAATGAAATTAGACATTAATGAAGAGGAAAGGGAATTTCTTGAGAAGATATGCAACCTAATGAGAGATGAAATGCGTTCTCAATTACAAACAGCAACATATATTAAATACTTAACTACAATTGAAAAAGATTTAGTTTGTCTTTATGGAATTATAGGAAAGCTTAGAGAACTAGATGCTAATCTAATGAATAAGGCTATGGGTAAATGAAATTTAGTAAGTTTGAAAAGTCAATGGCACTAGGTATCTTTCTTCAATGGATTCTTTTAAGACTCGGTTTTACAGCTGATGCCTTTTTTGGATAACGATCCTTATCGTGATTAGATTTGATTCTAATTTATGGTGATGTTATAATGATATAACATTACAAGGATTGAATATGCCTTATTTAGGATTCCAAGGGCCACATACAGATATTACAAAATCCAAAATTTCCCTGAAGTTAAAGGGAAAAAGACCTGGTGGTTTTAATATAAAAGTTGAATGTAAATATTGCAAAAATCCCATTGCAAAACCTAATTTAAAAAGACATACAGAATCATGCAAAAGACTGACCGAATGCAAACATGTATTTCCAAAAAATACGAATTTAAAAAATCTAAAACACTTCAATATTTGTCTAAAGTCAAGTTATAAAATAGATATATATGAATATGTTAGACTTTTTGATTCACAAGATGGTTTATGTAAAATTTGTAGAAAAAAATCGCATAAAACTTTGTGTGTAGACCATTGTCATAAATCGGGTAAAGTTCGAGGACTTTTATGTTCGCAATGCAATCATATTTTGGGTTTAAGTTATGAGAACATTGAAATATTAAGTAATTGCATAAAATATTTAAACGACCCTTACAAAGATTGAAATGAGCAAAAACTTTTATCACCATAAGACAATAAATGGCATAAAAAAGACAGTTCATAGACATATAATGGAAGAGCATTTAGGAAGAATGCTTGAACATCATGAGCATGTCTACCATATCAATGGCGACTCAAAGGATAATAGGCTTGAAAACCTCATTGTTATTGTAAAAAAATATCGAAAATGAAAAGAAAATGTTGCAGCAAATGCGGAACCGAGCATTCATACAATGAAGGATATGATGCATTCTATTGCCCTGAATGCAATGAATGGATATCAAAGATTTGTAGCGATATGATGTGTTGTTATTGTCCCAAAAGACCAAAAAGACCGTTAAGCAGATTTAGAAAAGTTCTTAACAAATTGTTCAGGCCTTATGAAAAAACTTAGTGAAACACAGATGGACGAGATTGAGGCTGTCAAGCACTACATCCGTTACGTCAACAGCAATCCATTGGTTGAAGATTTTGAAATCTTCGATGCTATCTTACGCCTTCAAGTCATAGGAGAAAAATATATTCTCAATGGCTATGAAGAAAAAGATATGGATTCACTTCTAGAGCTAGAAGACATGAAAGATCTTATGCAGAAATTCTTAGCCAGACTAACAAAAAAGCTCAATATTCCCAACGACTAATAATCTAAAATTAGCTAATCCCCTTAATTCCAACCTTATTCTCTAAAGATTTATTGTCATTTTGAAGTCCCAAGTGTAATATAAATTCTTGAATACCTAGATGTATTTAGAGTATGCTTATAAATAAAACTTGACATAGATATGGCACGTCCGAAAAAAGCTATCAATTGGGACCTCGTAGAAAAGAGAATGGAAGCGGGCAATTCAGCCAGAGAAATAGCTAAACATTTACGCATAGATATCAATACTTTTTATGATAGATTTAAAGAAGAATTTGAATGCAGTTTTGCCGATTTTGCCGATGGGATTACAGAGTGTGGTATCTCAGATATTGTCTTTACTCAACATATGAAAGCACTAAGTGGGAACGTGCAAATGTTGATTTATCTCGGTAAAGTAAAAGGCGGTCAAAAAGAGCCTGAAGTAGCGATGACTTTAGCAGCTAATCAGGCTCAATTAGATCAAGCTCATAGGATAATGGAGCTAGAACATCAATTAGCAGAGGAAAAAGCTAAAAATGGAATGTAAGTACTGTAAAAAAATCTATGATTCTACCCATGAATGCATGTGGAATGAAATGCAGAGAAATATTCTTGATTATGTAGATTTTTATTTTTCTTTTGACGGTTCGGATACTTATAAAGATGAGAACGAAGAAATAAGGATAATATGATAAAGAAAAAGTCTTGTTAGGGGTCGTTTTGCCGACGCCCCTAACGAACGAACAGCTTGTTGAGCCTGTTTGTTTCAATCATAAAGTATTCTTTATATTTTTCAAAGGATAAACATGAAATTGGACGACAGTCTTGCAAAACCTATCCCAGAAAACTCACCTAGAGATTCAAAAGGCCGTCTTCTCGGCATAACAAGCCCTAAGCAAAACAAAAGCTTCGTAGAGGCTACACACCGCTTTAATATCTGGGTTGGGGCGGTTAGCTCCGGAAAGACATACAGCAGCATTGAAAGGCTAATCTACGACCTTAAGAACGGTCCGCCTGGAGACGCTATGATTATCGGTGTTAACCGGACCTCAATTCAGCGTAATATTTTAACCCATCTATACCGAAGGTTAGGTTTCCCATGCCCGACAGAGAAAGCCCAGATGAGTCGTTTATATGGCAGAGATGTATGGTTTGTCGGTGCCCCAGACGTGTCGGCAGTTGCTACTATTCAGGGATCAACTCTAGCACTTGCATATGTGGACGAAGCTACCAACCTTCCCGAACCATTTTGGAAGATGTTAGAATCGAGATTACGTGTGCCTGGTGCCAAATTATTAGCAACCTGCAATCCCGAAGGACCGGCGCATTTCATTAAAAAAGAATATATTGACAATCCAAAGTTGGATTTAATTCATTGGAATTTTAGTCTCGAAGATAATCCAACTTTGGATGAGGCTTATAAGGAACAGTTAAAAGCTTCGTACACGGGACTTTGGTATAATAGATACATTTTAGGACAATGGGCTCTTAGCCACGGTGCTATCTATGACAATTTTGATCATTACAATGAATACGACAAAGCTCCATATAATCCTGTATATTATATCGTAGGAATTGACTATGGGACGACAAATGCAACAGCAGCGGTTCTTTGCGCTATTAATCCTAATCAGTGGCCTCAAGTATGTGTAGAGTCTGAATATTATTTTGATTCTGCGAAAAAGGGACGTTCGAAAACAGACGAAGAATTAGTTAGAGATATCAAAGAGTTTATCGGACATAAAAATGTTTCAGCCGTTTATATCGATCCAGCTGCGGCAAGTTTAAAAGTCGCATTACGACATGCGGAAATTCCTGTTTTAGATGCCAAGAATGATGTCATACCTGGGATAAAAACTGTTGGTAAATTCATTGCCGGAAAAAATATAGTTATTCACAAATCATGTCCCATTCTAAGAGAACAAATCCAATCTTATTCATGGTGTAGCAAAGCAGCATCACGTGGAGAAGATAAGCCAGATAAAACTAAAAGTGCAGACCATTCATGTGATGCCCTTAGGTATGCTATTTATAGTGCCTTCCCACAAGGTGAATTTAATAATCCTAATGATGATATTAATTATGACAGATATCGTAGACGAATATTAGGACCAGATGATGATTGGGGGCCATTAGGTCCTGTGGGAGCTTATTTTTAATTATGCCATTAAATATTGAGTGTGTATGCGGTAAAAAATTCAATTGTATTGAAGGTAAAAAAACTTATTGTGATTGTGGAATGACTTATGGAACTTTAAGTTCTACCTTAAGTGAATGCTTATCAGAATATATATATCTCAGGCACACATTAAAGATGACTGATAGACAAATAACTGCATTTCACAAAAAAAATAGAAAACAGCATAAAAATTCAATTTAGGAGTTCAACAATGCAATCCGTCACGCATAAAGACCTAGAGTTTTGGATAAATAAAGCTCACGATTATGAATATCTGTACAAAGAACAGAAAGATATCTGTGATGGATATAAAAAAATTATAGACGAATATCGCCTGATTATGGGCATAGATAAACAGTCAGACAAAGAGGAAGTTAAAGAAAAAAGTATATAAGAATAGTTGAACTTATGGTAGATTAAAATTTAAATTTACCATCGAGATGACATGGGTTCTTACGAATCGGGCAATTATTCTTTAGGCTATATAGATCCCTCAGATATTCAGGCTAAAGATTTAAAGCAGATGCAGGATTGGTTCTACCAATCCAACTACACGACGAACTCAACCTATTGGCTTCAAGGTGCTATAGATAAGAGGTTTAAAGTTGGAGATCAGCAGCTTTATAACCAAGTTTATGGGCAGAATTCTCAGAACGTTCAAAAGTTCTTTTTTAATCTAATACGTCGCCACATCAATATGATCTGCGGTTTTCAACGAAAGAATCGCAAATCTACTATCACAATCCCTCTTAGTGATGGTGATGATCCACTAGCTGACGACTACAACAAAGTGATGCGTTGGTGTGATGATCGTGATGGATTTCAAGAATATCTTTCCCAAAGTTTCGAAGGTGCTTGTGACACAGGAGAGACACTTTTACATCTCTATCCAGACTACACCTTTGATCCCATTTCAGGGGATCTTTTCACAGATTGCGTTCAGTACAATAATTATTTGATAGATCAATACACTCGTAAGCAAGATCTCTCTGATTGCAATGGTATTTGGCGTAGACGTTGGACATCTAAGCAGATGTCTAAAATGTTGCTTCCAGGATATGCAAAAGAGATAGATAAAATGAAACCAGGTGGAATGAAAGATGGTCGTTTTCCACTTCAAGCAGAGCTACAAAACGTGGCTATTAGCAACCTGTTTACCTACGATGAGTTTTATTATCGCACGACCAGAAGAGGAAAAATCATCCTTGATCCTATTTCGGGAGAGGCTGTGGAGTGGGAAGATGACGAAACAGAAGAAGATGGAATGATGGAAAGGGTGCTTCATCAGCAGCCTTGGTTAAAAGTACAAGAAGTCGATATTCCTACTGTCAAGCTAGTTATAAGCCTTTCTGGCAAGATTGTTTATCACGGAAAAAATTTACTTGGTATCGACGAATATCCTTTTGTACCCACGCAATGTTATATAGAGCAAGATATCCAGGCATATGCGTGGAGGAAGCAAGGAATTATTCGGAACCTTCGGGATAGTCAATTTTTGTACAACATGCGCAAGGTAATTGAGCTCCAGCTATTACAAAGTTCTTTAAATGCTGGTTGGATATACCCTGTGGATGTAGTACCAGACCCAAAATGCTTTAGACAATCAAGTGGTGGGGATGGATTCTTAATACCATTAAAAGCTGGAAGGATGCCAAATGAAATTCAAAGAATTGAACCTGTGGCTATTCCTCAGTCTTTACTTGAGCTGTCAAATAGCCTTGCAGAAGATATTACTAAAATTTCAGGTGTAAATGAAGAACTTTTGGGATCGGCCACGGACGATAAGTCAGGAATCCTTTCAATGTTACGACAAGGAGCTGCACTTACAACTTTGCAAACTATATTTGATAAACTCGACTATACGCAGAGACTCTACGGGAAGATTAGGCTTCAAGGCATTCGTTTGAACTTTAGTAAAGGTAAAATTCGTAACATATTGGGCCACGAAGCGGATTCACGATTCTTTACAAGCCATAGCCAAAAATACGCAGTGTCTGTCGAAGAAGGCAATTATAGCACAAGCCAAAGACAGATGGAGTTGCAACAGCTCTTGCACTTTAAACAGCTTGGAATGGGGATTGCTGATAAATCGATTATACGAGCAGCCTTTATCACCAATAAACGACAAGTTATCGCTGATATGGAAGAGCAACAACAACAACAAATGCAGCAACAGCAAGCGGAAGCGCAACAGCAAGAGAAGATGGATAACGCTAAAATCATGGGAATGTTCGCTAAGGCTAAAGTTGATATGGCTAGGGAGCAAGATGTTATGGCTTCAGCTAATGAACGCATGGCAAAGATTCAAGATATCACTGCTGATGCAGAATACAAATCTTCTAAAGCAGACCTTGAGATGGTTCGTACCATGATTGAATTGGAGGATATGGACTTGCAAAACTTCAGAAGCAATCTGGAGTTGGCTGAGTACATAAAAGGTGTTAATAAAGCTTCACAACAACAACCAGCTATGGCTGGGTAGGAGATCAAAATGAAAGAGCATAAGAAACATGCATCACACCCACATGATAAAGTGGCTGCGATGCCTCAGTTTAATGAAGGCCATTGGGAAAAGAAAATGGAAGATGTAAGCGTTGCAGATGGTAAATATTCTTCTGAGATGAATCAAGCTGAAGAATACAAGAAATCTGTTGATGGTCTTGCTAATTATGCCAAAAAGCATAAAGAGAAACATTAATTTTCGGGTTAGGGTGCGAATTGACGTACACGACTATTGTCGAGCGGATGGTCTAACCCTTTTTCAGTCGGTTAAAATTTGACACCGACTCAACATTAGAGAGGTTTTATGGCTAAAAAAGTACATCACAATCCTGACTATGTAAAAAACACAACAGCTGACGTTATCAATAAAGGTAGCGGTCGCACTGTGCCTAATGAGCAATGGCAGGTGAATAGAGATCTTACTCCTAAAGGAGAAGATAATGCATGGGGAGCGTTTTTACCACGGGCTGGCAAGGACAGACCTACACCACATACAAAAACCAACGAGTGTGATCATTAATGGAGGAATATATTCCTGATGGAGAGCTCCATGCAATATCTAAGGATTATGCGTATGCGCTCAAATACTTCTTAGATAAGAATTCAGTCGAGAAAAACTGTGAAAACATGACTGAACTTCAACTTGATTTTGCTAAGAAATACGCTGAATATTTATTGGAATTCAATAAAGAAAAAGTCATGAGTATTTTGATGGAAAAAATGATGCAAGGTTGGGATGAAGATCTCCAATTCATATTTAGACCTGCTTATATAGTCAGCTCATTAACTCAAAATGCCAGTTTTGCTATGAAATTCAAACGTGCATTAAATGACAACTTAAAAGTGAAAGATGTTTGAGAGAAATTATCAAATAGATAATTCCAGGGAAGCAGATGGTCCCCGAGAAAAGCATTTAAGGATTGAATTGACAGATCGGGAACATATGGAGAAGTTAGAACGATTCAGACCAAAATTGGTATATAAATCTCTAATAGAAAATTCAACATTACTTGATGATTCGACACCCTTGGGAAAGAAATACAAAAAAGCTAAAGAGTTTACAAAAGACACAAAGGTGATTAATTTAAATGAGAAAGACAAGAGTAAAAGCATTAAGAGAAATCCTAGAAAAGCTAATCCCAAACCCGACGCCACAGCAATGGCGAGTGTACAAAAAGAATTATAAGAAAGGTTGGGTTAAATGTTAAATCAAGAAGAAATTGAAAGTATAAAAATAGTTGGCCCATGCAAAGAAAGTAACCCTTTTATAGAAAAAATGACTAAATATTTTCTGTCTAAAAAAGGTAATTTATATTCTTTTCTTAAAACTCTTTCTGATGATGATTTATCTGGACTAGCCGATAGTATTGAAACAAATAATAAACATTTCAAAATAATTTCTATTCATTTATCCACAATGGCACATTCATTTGAGCAGACGCAATATGGATCGGAATTTAATATTGATATTGAAGAGTTAATAAAGATAAATCAAGCATTTACTGTTATGTGTGCATTAGCATTAGAAGAAAAAAATGGCACGGTTAAAGTAAAAGATAAAAGTTTCTTTTTTGTGAAAGATTGCCCTTTAACGATTGAATTATTATGAGTGCTATGAGAAGAGATGAAAAAATAGATCTTTTACATACTCTTGTTCGATTTAGAGTTGCTGAGGTTGCAAAAGAAAAGTTTCCAGAATTAATTGGAAGGATTTTTACGGAAGAAGATGTTTTGGATTTAATAGCCTTTTCATTATCAAGACTTTATATATATCAAGTAAAAAAAGATGACAAAATCACATAACCATATTGGTAAAAGATTTAATATGCTAACTGTTCTCTCTAGAGAACCAAATGATAAGAATAATAAAACGATGTGGTTATGCAAATGTGATTGTGGAAATGAAAAAATTATGAGAGGTCAAGAATTAATAAGGAAAGAATCAACTTCATGTGGTTGTATTGCTTCAATGTTAAGTAGGGTTAAAAAATTTTATTCATTGGTTGATTCAGGTTTAGAAAAAGAAGATGAAAATTTTAAATTTACGCACCTAGTTTGCTGCGAAAAAAGACGAAATATGATTGTTACATGTAAAAAATGTGAATGGAAAAAATCCTTTTGCACAGGAAGAGTATATGGATTGGAAAAACATTGTTGCTAAAATCTTGTTCGAGTTTTGACAAGTAAATATTTTATTTGATATGTCTTGTGTAAAATAATATTTTACACAGGAACATTATGTCTCAACGTGTCACCGCTGGTGAACTTTCTAAAAAAGCCCTATCAAATAACACTAAATATGATGCTTTAGAGGTAGGCCATGCGCTTGCTGATGAGATCATGCCTCAACTTCGACTCTGCATAGAGAATCATAAGACCATCATCAATGAAAATGAATTTTGCATTGTAATGTTGATCTCTAAAGACCCTCTAATTTCCAATTTAATGCGACGTAAATTCTATGCATGGCCATATCTACCTAAGCCTAGACCCAACCAATCAGTATTTCTATACAACAAGGGATTAGACAAAATCACTCACAGACTATGGATTCTTCCTTCAGACATGGTCATGGCAGAATTACATTCATTGCCTCATGTAGATAAACGTTATCAGACTATGAAAGCATGGAGTGATGCGTTTTATAAAGGATGGAAATTTGTCAAAACTCCAGGAAGTAAAGGCCCAGGAAAGTTCGTAAATACCGACCCATTCTACTTCTGGAATTATGTGCGTGCTGATCAAAAAATTAATATGCCATCAGAGCATGAATATTTTTTAGAGCATAGAGAAGAACTTATCCAGGCAGGTTGTAAGATCCCTGATTCTACGTACTCCGAGCCCTTTGACTTTAGTAAAGTCGCAATCGAAAAGATCGTAGATTCTCAACAGGCCGTGGTCGATTAAAGCATTCTCGATGACTGGCGGCAGACATAAGGTTCCAATAGGTGCGTCTGCCGCCATATAAGCTAATGTAGTTCTGTAATCCTTAAACTTTTTAGCAACCTCTTCTCTAACCTTTTTCATTTGTTGTTCATATTCAAGAATGTTCTTTACAGACTCAGTGTTTTCAATTATTTTGTTGTCATCAGACATAAGGAGACTCCAATATGACGGTTATAGTGCCCGAAAATAAAGTAGAGAATACTTTACAACAAGAGAAAGTTGACACAAATGTGTCACAACAAAAATCTGATACAAATCTAATAAAACAAACCCGTGAAAATAAACCTACCGATGCTACACAAGAAGACCCTAACTGGCGAGCATTTAGAGAAGCTAGAAAAAAAGATCGTGCTGAAAAAGAAGCTGCTGAAAAAAGAGCTGCTGAAAAAGAGGCAGAAGTTGCTGCTCTTAAGGCAGCGATGGAGGCTGCTTTTAAGGCAAGCACTCCTCCTGCACAACAGCAATATTATCCAGAACAAGGACAATATCAGCATGAAGAAACAGAAGATGAAAGAATAGAAAAAAAAGTTCAGGCCGCCATAGCAATAAGAGAAGCAGCAGCTGAAAAAGCTAGAATAGAAAGAGAACACCAGGAATATCCCACAAAATTAACTAAAGCTTTTCCTGATTTCCACCAGACAATCTCTCAAGACAATCTAGATTATTTGGACTACCATTATCCAGAAGTTAGCAGACCACTACAGAGACTGCAAGACGGATTTGATAAATGGTCTGATATCTATCAAGCTATCAAAAAATTTGTTCCAAATAATACAAATTCAAAGAAAGAAGCAGCGAAAGCAGATGCTAATTTTTCCAAACCAAAATCTATATCTAGTACGGGAGTTACTCAACCTGGTGAAGCAGTAACAAGTGCAAGACTCACGGAAGAAAAGCGTGCTGCTAACTGGGAAAGGATGCAAAAGATTCTGAAAGGAGTTAGTTAATGGTCTGTCCTAATCTTTTAAAACGTTGTCTTCAAACGAAAGGATTGCAGGATTTAGCAATAGAATTAGTTGGTGAAAATAAAGCTGATGAATTCGCTTTATGGGCTTTTGGAGAAAGATATTCCGAAATAAATGGTACGGATAAATTTGCTGATGCCTGGAATGAAAGACACTCCGATATATTCACTATTAATCAAGCCAATCCAATCGTTCATGACATGATTAAAATGACAAAACTATGGAAATTACATGAACCAGCCATTTGATTTACAAGCTGTCGCTTGCAAAGTCTATTCAATCCTGACGGATAACCCAGCAACAAGAGATGATGACAAGCTTTTGCTTATAGAAATTTGGTCAAAAGAATCTCAAGCAAAGGATATTGCTGGGTTATTTAATGAGCTTCTTAAAGGAACAATTTCTCACTTCGAATCTATTCGCAGGATGCGTCAAAAGATTCAAGAAAAACACCCTTCTTTAAGAGGGGAAAAGTGGGAAATTAGACACAATATGGAAGGGAATATCTGCAGTCAATTAACATTTTTTGATAAGTGGTAGTTGTAATTAAAGAAATTAATTGATAGATTGAATTTAGCCGTCACCTTTTGAATGGACTTCGCTAGTCCCCACATCCTTGGCTGCAAGTACGCCTCGCCAACGTAAGACTGAATTTAGTGGTTTCGTCAACCTACGAAAACATTTTCAACTTACTAAGAGGCTACTATGACATTCTCTACAGGGATTACGGGAATTCAGAATATGGCTCCTGAACTTCCAGTTCAGGCATCTGAAGACCTATTGTCAACTCCAATGTTTAACTTGATCCACTCTTTCGGAGTCGATCTCCACCATGCAGAAAGCTACGTGGGCAAAACTACTCGTATGTCACGTTTCGAGCGTCTATCTACTGATGGCGGTCAACTTGATGGTTCGGGTATTGATCCAGCGTCTGAAGTTCCAGTTCGTACAGATATTGATGCGACAATGGAAATCTACGCCAAATCTATCGTTACAAACGAACAGGTCGTTCTATGGGAAAACAGCAAAACACTTACGAAATTTACTGCGCTTCTTGGCCAGTGGCTTCGTGAAAAAGAAGACTTGCTTATGCGAGATCTTTTTGCGTCGAGCGTTTCCTATATTAACGCTACAGGTGGTTTGAACGGTGATCAACCAAGTAATATTTCGCTGAACGATGTGAACAACATTGAAAACATTTTACTTGGCAATGATGCACGTTCCATGCTCACAAGCTTGGAAGCAACTCTTAAGTTTGCAACTGGTGGTGTTCGTGATGCGTTTATTGCGCTTGCAAATACTAACCTGGCTGCTGATCTTCAAAAAGTACAGGGCGTTTTACTCAAGTCTGCATATCCAACGCAAGAAGGAATTAGACCAGAGGAATATTGCTCTATCTCTAGATTCCGTTTCTTTGTTTCTTCTAAAGCTGCAAAGACACCAGGTATCTCGCTAAAAGGCAACACCATTTACACAATCCCTATGTATGGCTTGGAAGCTGCCGCAAAGATCGAGCAGAACAACTACACGGCTGTCATTGGATACCGCCCACCATGGGTTGTTTCTTCTGTTGCTCAGAACAGCCAACTCTATGCCAAGTTTGCGATTGCTCGTGCGATTACAAACCAAAACTGGATCTCTGGCTTGAATGTAACAACATTCCAACCATCATAAGGAGATTAAGATTATGCCTTTTACTATCGTTACACAAGGTACTTTTACACAGCCATCAACTGCTGTTAACCAAATCATTCCACTTCCAAGTGGTGCTGATTACTTTAAGACTTTCAACCTTACTCAAATGGCGACTACTCAGACAACTGGGCGAGTCGTTGCTGGGGAATGGTTCGGTGGAGGTTTAACAAACGTTAATGACGGCTTACGTTGGAAAAAAACCAATAGTTCAAGCGCCATCAATATTGATAACTTCTCGACAGCAACAGCATCTAATGGCTTTACCTATGTCACTAAGTTTCCTGCACCACAGGCTGCTTTGACTGGTACAACTATTACCAATGCTAATCCAGCTGTTGCTTCGGTAACTAACACTTATTC